ATGGTGTTGCTAAACTTCCGTCTCCGAAAGTAAAGCCATTCATTTGCCATACTGCTGTTGCACTGCCTTGTCCACCTGTTGCGATACCTACACAGTCAATAACACCGCCTACAAATCTTCCTTTTGTATCAGCGTCCATAACCATTTTATCGTCATCAGATCCATCAGCGTGAAACTGCTTTAAGCTAACTGTACCAGGTGCATCTTTATCAGAAATGATAATTGTAGATGCAGCTGTAAAAATATCCACTGCTGCTGCAGCGTCAATTGAAAAGGTACCTGTGAAAGTTGTACCAATGATAAATTTATATTGTAGTCCAGAAGCTGCAGTTGGTAAAGTTACTACGATACCACCAGCTCTGTTTAACAAGTATGTAGTTCCTGTATCTGCTGCTGTTACTGTTTTAGTAGCTGCAGTTAAGTTTTCTACATCTGTTATCAAGTTATTAACACCAGCTGTTTGAGCTAGGTTACCACTTGAGTCAACAGTTAGTTGATCTGTAAATGCACCAGTTGAAGCGTTTTTGGATACTTGTTTGAATCCTTGTTCCGCACGTACTGGTCCATTAAATGTTGTGTTTGCCATTTTATATTCCTCCTAGAATATATAAATGTAGTCCCTAGGGATATGTCGACTATATGCGTCTACATTTATTTTGTTTTTTTTATATATAGTGTTGCAAGAATACAACAAATTTATATGAAGTGCAAGAGAGCCTGTAAAGAAAATACGATTTTCGTGATGTAGCTTTTTATTAAGTAGCTACTGAAACTTCGGGGGCAGCGTCTTCAATTTTGTTAGTGCTGTGTGCTAATTCTGCTTCTTTCATTTTAATGTCAGCAATTAGCGCTCTAACTTTATGGTCAATCCTAACCATATCGAGAGTGTACTTACCCGATTTGAGATGCTCCTGTTCCCAGTTCAACTCCAAGGACCTCTTTTGTTTGTATAGGTCTTGTAAGTCCATCATCTTTGACCTCCTCAAAAGTCAACCATTTAAGTCTCCGATCATAAAAATCGGATTTCTCCCAATTAATATCATTTTTTCCTAGTTTGTCAAGGATAGCATTCTCAATACTTTCAGGGGTATCTTTAGCCATAACTGTAAATTCAGTAATATAGCCATGTGCAGTGATTTTAATTAAGAATTTTTTCATTGGTTTTTAGATGTTGCAAAAAAAATGAGGCGAGATTGTGGCCCGCCTCATTAATTAATTATTTAGATTACGCTCCTGGTGATCCGAAAATACCTCTAGGGTCTGAGAATCCAAATGAATATCTCTCTCTAGCTTTGTATTTAACGTTGCCAGTTTCGAAGTCGCCTTCCATCGAAGTTTTAACTGGTGATCTAACAAACATTTTTAGTCCATTAGGTACATCAGTTTTGATGAAAAACGCATCTGTGTCAGTTAAGTAGTGATTAACTACATAGCCTTGTGGGATCATTCCCATGTTAGCTACTGCGTTAATGTCATTGTCAGCCGTTCCAACTCTACCTGTAGACTTCATCAGTCTTTCAGCAGTAAATTGAAGCGCAGAAGGAATTATCATTTTAGTTCCTTTAGCTGCAATTTTTAACCCTCTGTCATCAGTCATCGCTGCGATGTCAATTAAAGACTGCTCTAACGATGTTTCGTTAAGATCAGCTGAAGTAGATAGTTCATTTTTGAACGTTCCACCAGTAATCGGGTGAACAGCAGAACATAGTTCTACTCCATCACCACCTGTGAAAGATGAGTCAAACGCATTGTTTAACACATTTGCTGCTTTAACTTGTTTTGCGTTAGCCATAGA